ATTTTCAAAGTAATTGTAGGCTGAGTGGTTAGTAAAGATTTTTTCCTTCCAGTTATGTCTAATATCCATCTGTTTTAAAATGCTGTCTGCAAACTCACCTACAAAAGCAAACTTATTAGAAGGTAAACAATATTTAAGAAAAAAGAAAGTAGTTGATTTACCAATACCGTGACTTCCGCTTAATGCATAAACTTTAATCATGACTTAGCTCCTTCATTCCAGCTTCATAAAGTTCCTCTATTTCTTCCTTTGTTAAAAGCCAACCGAAGCTACTTACTTCTTCAGATATAGTAGCTATCTTTTTACCATTTAAATAAATTTTGGCTTCATTCTTTTTCTTTTCATATATTAGTAAAATTATAGTATTTTCAATTGTCCATAAAAGCGATTTGTCTATTACCCATTTAACCTGTTTTCTAACTTTGTTAGTCATGGTTTTTCCTCCTTTCTTTAACCACAATTAATCTATCTGATTTTTTATTCTTTTCTGCATAAACCGTAATACCATCAGGAAAACAGGTTACAAAACAATATTGCTTCCCTTTAGAAGTTTCTGAAATCTTACCTTGCTCAACCACCCTCTTTACATAATTCAACACTTCTTTCATAGGTAATTCAGTCCGATTTTCAATAATTAGCTTTTCACTCATGGCACTACCACTTAAAAGCATTTTCTATTATCCTTACTCTTGTTACCAATCTAGGATAGTCTTCTTTAAACAAATCTACTGCCTCTTGGCTCATCAGAAAACGGTTCAATCTTTCCACATCCTCTATCTTAATAGAGCTACGAACCAAGGCAATAATTGAATGGACTTGATTTGCAATGCGTAACCAATAGTCTCTGTCTGGTTTTGTTTGGATTACTTTGTTTGACATAGTTTACTCCTTTCACATAATCTTTTACTAACCTTATCTGATATAAATAACAGCTCACATCCTCCTTCATTATTTTCATAAAATTTAGCTACTAACTCTACTTCCTCTAATTCTCTGTTTGACTCAAACCCTAAATCTTTTTCATCCAAAAAGTTACGATAAGTCCGATAAGCATCATCCATGCTATCAGATATTACATACACTTTTTTGTATGTACCACTACAAAATCCCCTAACAGTCACCCTAAAAAGGCTAAGTGTATTCATTTATTTACCTCCTTTAACTTTCCATTTTCTCTCTTCTCTATCATAATAATACCCCTGTTTATTTAAATATTGTAATAAACTAGAAACGGAAAGTTTACAAATTTTACTGAATTTTGTCACACTTCCAAATTGTTTCAAAACTTTTTCTATTCCACCATATTTTTCAAACGCCTCACTTGCTAAACCGTGAGGAGCATTGTTATATATTCTGGGCTTAATTCTAATTCCTAATTTTTTAAGACCTTCTTGGATTGTATGGTAATCAAATCCCCACTGCTTTCCCATTTCTATCGTGCCTTTCTCTTTGTATTGTTGTCTTAACTCTTGTTTTACTCTTTCTGTGTCGCATTCATAATGATAAAACACATGCCAGAGAAAAGAACCACTAAATTCCTTGCCTTCTCTATTTGAAATAAATAACCCAAGTTCTTTTCTGTATTGCCTACTCATCTTTTATCATCTCCACTCTTAATCCAAACCCTCTTTTAGGTAACCATTCAGTTCCTATAAATTTTTTAACTTTTACTGCCCTTGGCGTCTCCTCTATAACTTTTACTTCTTTGCTTATAAACCATAAACCAGTGCTAAAATCCTTTTCCCAAATCAATGCTCTTTTCATTTCAACTCTTAATCCACTTTTCCATACATACATCCCAAATCTTTCTATACAATTCCCACATAACTACTACTATCCAAAACTCTTCCCCATTCTTAAAGCCACCTCCACTATAAAAAGAACCATACACTTTAGCCAGCTTCTCATTCAAAAGATTTAATCCTATATAATACTAAAAATAATTATTAGGAGATAACATTTTCTGCAATTGTTTTTGTGTAGGTAGCCATACAAGATTGAACCTAGTAGTAAAATAGCAAGTATTTTCCTGAGATGCTATCATCACAATATTGTTACCCATTCTATGAACCACAATCCCCTCAATTTCACTATTAACAAATATCACATAGTCACCTATCTTGGGTTCCCATTTTTCCTGAACTTCCTTAGCTTCTTTACACATCTTACTAAACATCAACTTTCCCCCACTTTACTATAATACTCTTTTATAGGCTGTTGGGGTATCCTTATTTTGTTTTGGTCTTCTCTATTATTTTCTCTATTTCTATTGGGCCATATATAGTAAAAGGTGAGGAAGGTTTGTACTCAATTTCATTTCTCCTTCTTTCCCAATCCTCATTCACAAGCAACTGTAGCATTTTAATATTTCTTGAATTCTTAAACTTCACAGGCTTTTTCCTTCTACTAGCATACCTTATATACTGGTTCAGCCAGCATCTCACACAATATTTGCCCTTTGGAATAGCTGGCTTCCCACAGATGATGCATCTACCTTGCTCCATCATCTTCCTTTGCCATTTTAATTGTCTTGATATAATTTCTTTCATAGTTACCTCCTATAATATTCTCTCTTAGCAAGCTCAACCACTAACTGGGTAAATTTCTTTCCAAAATTTTCAATAAATTCTTTTATTTCAGCCATATCTTTTTTAAATCCTTCAAATTCTTTTTTTATTTCTTCATTTGAATATTGGCTACTGTTTAGCCCTAAAGTTTGCATCATTCCCTCTTCAATTCTGCTACATTCTTTTCCAATATTCACTTCTTGTCTCCTATAATCATTAACAATTTAATCGCCAATAACTCTACATATTTATCCCATACTTTCTTCCTTCTAAGGCGGTGATAACAAACAATGCATAATCCTGCACTATGATTTTTCTTCAGTCTCTTACAGCGAGTGCATATTATTTTTGCTCCTCTAGTTAGTTCTCTTATCCCATATTTTATCTTTTTATCTCGCTTGAGATACCCATAACAATGAACACACAGCCCTTTACTTTTATGAATACGCATTTGCCCACATCTCTTGCAAATAATAAAACGGATATGCCTTCTTCTAGGGTCATTAAAAAGAACTTCTTTAAAATAATATTGAGGTTCACCTAACAATATGGCAAAGAGGTATGTGTCATCCTCAATTATTTTAGGTATTAGTGCCAACTTGTCATCAAAGGTCATTTTCTTAATCTTAGCAACCATCTTATTTATCAGCGTCATTTTATTATGTTTTCTGGTATTCATTCCTATAAATTTAATCCTCGTCCATAACTCCATGATTTCGCCGCTAATTCTTTTCTCCAATACCCAGTTTAACTGTTTCTCCGTAAAACATGCCTTTGCCGTGCTTAAATCAATAGGTGCATCAAGTTGTATTGATGGTTGCGGGTAAATCATTGCTTACCAAATATATTCACCTGCTATATTAACCAAAGCAAGAAATACATCATCCTTTACTTTTTCTTTTGGGTCTAATTCTTCATAAGGCACTAAATCTGGATGTATTTTCTTATCTGGGTCATACTCTTTACCAAATATCCATCCCATTTCTTCATATTTTTTCATCCAAGAGTTATGGGCAGTTTTCGGGCCAGAAAGTTTCCGTTTCCCTGTAATTAAATCATCCACAAGCTCAATAAATTGTGATTTAAATTCTTCCTCTCGTTCATCCCAAGGCTTAGGAATTACTGGACAATTAAGCATCCTTGCATGCAATCTTGCTCCTTCATAGACAAAAATTGCCCTACGGATTGCTTTACTCATTTCTAATACATCTTTTTTTTCATTTTATTTCTCCTTCTTAGGCTTATCTTGTAATTCACAAGGCAATCTATAAGAGCGAGGTAAAGGGAACTCCTCTTCTTCATAAACTACCTTGCCAGACATACTATGGGTATGCCTTCTCAATTTGTGTAGCCGTGATAATTGTTCTAGCAAAAAAACTACATAGGCTCTTAATGTTTCTATTTTTTCTTTATCATTTCTTTCATCCCAATACTTTGGCCTAGTTTCTGTGCAACAATTTTCCATTTTTGCCTCCTTTGTTTTTATATTCTTTTTTTAATGCCTGATAAGCCTGCCTTCTTGCATCTGCTATTACTTGATTGCCTATTTTTTGGTTAAGTTCTGAAACGAGGACTATACTGTTTGCCATATACTCGTTGTCTTATCTGTTTGGCTTTCTTTGCATTCATTTTCTACCCCACTATTCTTACATTTACACATTTACCGTTCACAAAATATGCTATAACCAAATTTGTCTTGGTTGTTGGCCTAGGAATTCTTATCCCTCTTTTGAGGTGAGTCCGTAGCCATTCTTCCTTTGCCTTCCGTAACTTATCAAGTGCTTCCTTTGGAGTTGTCCCTTCAGCTTTGCAACCAGGCAAGTCAAGTATCTCAGCTTCAGACCATACAGTTACTTTCCCACGATAGAGGTCAAACTCACTACATTCATACTCAGTGTATATTTTGAGTAAGGTAGTGTATTGTAAGTTGAGATAGTCAATCAAATCTAGCCCCATTTTCACTCTCTCCTTTTACATTCATTCAGTCCTACCTAGCTTTTATTTTTATACAATCCTCATCTTTGAAACCTCCCCGAACTAGTTTTATATTATCTTTCGGCTCAGGAATTTCCAATCCTCTTTCAAGGCTAACCTCAATCCATGCTCGCTTTGCCTCTTGTAATTTTGTGAGAGCTTCTTCCCTAGTTCTACCTTCAGCTCCACAACCGGGCAATTCAGGGATTTCTGCACCAAAATATTCTTTACCATTGTATTCAATGTATTTGAATATTCTGATAGTATAAGGCAAGTTTAAATAGTATTTTAAATCCTTCTTCATTTTTAGCCTCAATCATTCTCCTGCTTCATATTTTTATTTTTATAATTCTCCCAATACCATTTCCCATGACCAAGTAATGAACATAACTCATCAATTGTTATTTCTTCAGCCCAATGTTTCCATCTAGCTAAATATATCTTGGGTTGGTCTTCAATAATTTTCTTTAAGGCTCTTTCTTCTTCATCTTGATTGAACCAACTTACATCCCAACCTATTGCCTTTTGAATATCAACTACTTGCTCACCTTTTTCATCAAAAGCAATTAAATTACGGTTTGTGAATAAATAGACCTCTTTAATCATTTGTTTACTCCTAATAAAATTAAAATTCCCATACCACATACTCTCCTTTATAAAACTTCCTTCTGATTATCTTTCCTATCAAATGTAAACTATCACATCCCAGCATAAAAATATCTACATGCCTATCTTCTCTTTTAACCCAAACCTGCACCATGTCCTCTTTTCCCCAAGGCACTGTTTGTAAGACCTTCTTTTTCTCTCCCAGACCTGTATGAAGGGTAGCTTGTATCCAGAGAGT